CCATTTGATGTTACTGCTGCGTTCCACCCAATTGATACAGCAAAAGCACCAGCGTTGGTTGCTCCGTCACCAATACTTATAGCATCTTGTGCGCTTGCTGCCGCACTATCACCAATAGCTATAGCATTGGCCCCTGTCGCACTTGGTTGTGCTGTAGGTGAGCTTTCATTAGCAGCATAAAGATCAGCACCCGCTTGATCTACAAAACTCAACACCCCAGAGCCGTTAGTCTGAAGTACCTGTCCACTTGTACCATCAGCAGTAGGAAATTCAATCGCACTGTTAATGTTTAACGCGCCAGTGTGCACGTCGTTTACATAAAATACATTCCACTTTGCAGAGCCAGTACCTAAAGAAATAGTGCCATTAGCTAACTGATTGCCAGAATAATTAAACGGCATAATACTAGGAGTGCCGGGATCATAAAGAAGCCCTGAAACCCCATCCCCCATAATATAATAGCCGCCCGATATACCTATTTTACCAGCAGTAGAACCAGCATATTGAAAATCAACAATGTCCCCTTCTGTAGTAGTTCGGTTAAGAACAGCAGGAGCCGCTGATGCCGCAGAGATACTCAACGCCCCCGACATGGTGTCGCCTGTCACTGCAACAAAATCAGTTGCGGCGGACGTAGCCGCTGTACCTAATCCAAGATTAGTTCGTGCAGTAGACGCATTATTTAAGTCTGACAGGTTGTTAGATGGCTGCATAATGTCAGCAGCTACTGCCGTAATAAACACACGAGCACTACCTGATAAGTTAATAGCAGAACCACCACTAGAACTTTCGCTAGGGGTACGAGATAGTGTCGTACCAGACGCGGTGTACGTGCCTGTACCTATCTCAAAATTAGCCCCATCTTCTATGGTATAGCCAACTACATCACCGTCAGACACCCCAGCGGCAGCGAATGTTTGGTAGCCTGAAACGGCACTCCCTAGAGTTATTGTGCCTGTCCCGGGCGTAGAAGTTGAGACATAGGCTCTATTCTTTAAAACAGGCATTTACAATTACCTCTATAGCTTACGCAATACGGATGATTGCACTCGTAGAATCCGCTGTTGGGAACTGGATTTGAAAATCTCCGTTTGAAGACGATTTATCAGAACCAAAATCCAGCACTGCAACTGACGGGTTAGTGCCACCAGATTTGTAGATCAACGCACCGCGAGCAGTGATTGTAGATGATGTCCATGTAGTGTTGGAAAAACTTAGGTATACAGTAGTGCCAGACCCACCATTTGTTGGGTTTGTGGATATAGTAAGTGTATTCCCGCCTGCTGTATATCCAGTGCCAGATACCTCATTTGACGTGGTATATGCTGTGGTAGCAGCACTCAATGTCGCGCTGGACGTATACAGAGCAATCTTAAATGTTTGCGCCGTATCGCTACTAAAGTCCATTTCACCATCAAGCAGCGCTTGCTTGAAACTGGTACACATCGCCTGTGTTATAGCCATATCTAGTCTCCTTTAACTTACTGGCACTCGGAACTGTCCCGAGCGATAGGCGTCTTCACGTAATTTACCTTCTCCGAGATTTTTTAACAATCCAAGAGATTGCACAAACATTTTATCATACGTTTGTACCATATCTGGCTCACCTTTTAAGAACCTGATGGCTTCCACCAATGCACCATTTAACAACGCACTGTCAAATTCATCCCCAAGCCAAGTGGTGCCTGCCGTAACGATTGACGGTGGGTAATACCCATAGTGAAGCTCCGCAGTATAATTACTGTCAGGCGTTGGACCTAATATGAAAGAATCATCGTCAAAGTACGCATAGTGTTTGGGAAGCCCTACAGAAGTGGGTGTAGGGTACGCTTCTCTGATAAAGTTCACATCCTTATTTATTAGGTAGTGATACGCCCCATCGCTATCTACTAGCGCAAGCGAGTATGTGTACAGAAAGTCCGTAGGGGCTGTAAGGTATTTGTTATTTGTGGTCACAGACCCAGTAACATTTCTACGCAGCGCAGGTATCTGCACTGTGCTATATATTTTCTGTTCGGCCTGCTCCGTGAACATAGCGAGTTGAGCATCTGTGAACGAACTCTCACAAATGTCTTCTATATTAGTTTTCAACTCGGTATAGTTCATAACTTACCCCATAGGCCCACGAGCCATAAGACCTTTTGTAGCCGCACCTGTGCCACGAACTTTAACACCGCCACCAGATTTATAAGCAGATGTCATCTTCTTGCCCGTCTTCTTGGCGTGGGCTTTTGCTTTCTTTTTCCCCGCTGCCGTATAGGGAAAAGATTTGTTTCCTACTTTTGGCATTACATACCTCCTACGATATAACTACACTAACAGTGCCAATTTTTCCAGTACCAACTAATGAGTTAGGTGTAAGACTAAAAGGATCATTTAGCCCCACAGGATTCCAACCCCATTGAATTACCCTACTACTCGTATCGCCAGACACCCCTAAACTTTGGTCTGGACGTGGATTACGTATTGCTTGAGGGTCGTCCACTGGGAACTCGCCAAGTTTAAGCTGCGGATGATCAGGATCCCAACATTCAGGACAGGCTTTAATATTAGTGTCTCGCCCTTTAACAAACAGGTTTTTAAGCTCTCGTAGTTTGTATTGGAAGCCACATACATCACAAAGGGCTAAAGCGTTTTTACTAGAAGCAAACTTATTACCCATTATGCAATCCTACCTATTCTAGGCACGAACCGTGCAGCCGTTTTCTCTCTATCCTCACCTGCTGCTAATTCAAACTGCTCATCATACGCGGCTTTGAGCATAGGGATACGCTCCGCTAGATCAGGAACCTTCATAGCTATGTGGTAGGCTAACCCCGCAACAAGGCAAGGGAAGAACCGGAAGTTCATATCAGCGGTTTCAACGCCATTTCCAGCATCTTCAATCCGCCGCATACGCCAATAATAAAGCACATAATCGTTGTTATCAGGTACAGGCCACACGTTTACTTTGGGAGCATCACGCAAACGCTCTACATAAAGCTGTATAGGACGCCCTTGTGTTAGTTTGTTTGGTATAGAGGCATACGTACTTACACTTATTCGACTTATGGTAAGATCTGATTGTGTCGTAGCATTGCCGCTATTAGTACGTATTTGATGTTCCAACAGATCAATTGTGTCTGCTGGTAGAGTATACTGAGAAGTGCCTTGCACCAAACTCACAGTGCCAGAATCAATGGTCCACATATTGATACCACGGTTCTGCCACTCGATAGTCATTAAGTTCATGGACCTACGCGCAGTGCGTAAATCATAGCCAGAACGCATCTCGCTACCAGCACGCTCCCATGCTTCTTCGGCAATCTCCGTGAAGTCCATGTTAAACGCTGTGGTGCCTGATGTAGCCATAGTTACTTATCCTTAAAGTGCTTGATGACTTGCGCAACGAGAGTGTTTTTGGCTTTCCGTCTATCAAGCTCTACGCCTTCTGAACGCATCATAGCTTCTAATTCGTTCTTAGTCATAGCCTTAATTCTAGCAACGGTGGGAACCTTAACTTTTGGTTTGGGGGCAGCAGGTTGCCCACCCATTGCTAGTAGTTTCGCTTCCGCTTCTCCCTTAGTCATAAGGTCAAAAACTTCCACGTTATATGTACCATCAGCGTTTCTTGTGCCTATCTGATACACGGGTTCGCCTGAAGAGAACCTGCCATTCTGAAAAACTTCCATATTACTTCCTCACATATAAAGGGTCTGTTTGCGTCTAGGCTCCATCACACACCCGCACCCGCGAGCGATAGAGCGCTTTCTACGCGCTAGACCACCACCTGCTAGCTTAACTGTAGCAGGCTTTGTATTTTTTACTACTGTCTTACCTTTACTGCCCTCACGCTTCTTTTTGTTAGCCGTAGCTTTACGCTGGCCTTGGGACAAACTTCTGGCTTTAGACTCTGGCAGGCACCTGTCAGGGTTCTTCTTATCTTTAGAAGTACCACATTCCCCCGCGATGTTCCCCTTGGAGTCGATGCGCTTCCATTTCTGATCCAGCCATTTTTGCAGTTGGCCCATTACTTTTTCTTCTTACCCTTGGCCCCTTTTGCGTAATTGGGGTCTTTACAATACTTAGACGCGGCGAGGTTTGCATACGCAGAAGGGTAGGTATCAAAAGTGCGTTTGGCCCATGCTTTACCAGAAGCACAAATCTTACCGCCCTTTTTGTAATACCTACGCATACTTACCTCATCTTACAGGGGCGCACGCCCTTAGATGCCTTTCCTGCACCACGAACTTTACCACCATGACCAAACTTTTTAGGGCCATAGATCTTATCACGGACTCGGGCTTCAAGCATCCTGCGGTCCACGTTAGGATTTAGCTTCAATTGAAACTCCAACTCCTCTTGGAACGCCATATCTTTGATGTCTTTTACGTCCTTATCCGTGTCCATGATTACCTCATCTTACAGACTTTGCCGCCACGGGCTAATCCGTAACCACGAACCTTACCGCCTTTTTTAAAAGATCTATTCGTAGTATAGCTCATAGGTGCGGAACCAATAGCTTCTGACGCTGTATCTAATGCTTGCGATGCTTTACTCGCGGATACGGATATATCAGTGATATTATCATACGCACTCTTATTTTGGTTCGGCTGTAGCGTACCCCCAAGTGTACCCCCAGAACCGCCGCCAATGGGGAGGAATTTAGCTATATCAAACCCACCCGGAGCACCTGAGTTATCCATACGCAAATCCCCACCAGTTTGGAATTTTTTAACTTTTTTAGAGGATTTATTTTTTGTCCGTTTACGCATAACTACCTCATCTTACAGACTTTGCCGCCACGGGCTAATCCGTAACCACGAACCTTACCGCCTTTTTTCATACCCATAGACTCTTTAGCTGCCGCTTCTTCAGCTATTTTAGCTACATTGCGTCCAAGATTGGCTCCGGGCAAAGCAAACATAGCCAAGTCTTCAGCGGTTCGTTTAGCTGCCCGATTGCCGCGCTCTATGGCTCCTATTTCATCCACGGTGGGCATATCATCAGGGCGTGCCCTTGGACGAAGTGACGCTTCCATAGTCGTATCATTCGGTCTTGCTCTTGGGCGCATAGAAGCTCTTGGAGCTAGCTTTGATGAAGGACGTGCCTTTGGGCGCATAGAAGCCTCTGGAGCTAGCTTTGAAGCGTCTTCTTTCTTCATCTTTTTGCCTCTTCTAGGCGCATTTCTACCTTTTCTAGCCATTTACGTATTCCTTTTACGAGCGTTTATTCTCTTGCGCTTCTGGGAAAGCTCAGAGGGTTTAGTGTATTCTTTGCCCACAGACTGAGGCACCCCTACTTTCTTAGCGAACTTAGGGTTATTAGCCACTGCTTGCATAAACTTTTCTTGTTTTGCGGATTTAGCAGGCATCAGCAATTCCACTTCCGTAAGCTCTTGTTGATGCGACTGTTCGGGTCATTAGCGGTCTTTTTGCTTGTCAGACGCTTCTTCATGCCTGACATACGCGCACAGAACGACTTGCGGCGGTTTGCAGCCTTTGAACCTTTTTTCAGCTTACTAGGCTTTGTAGTAACAGCGGTCTTCAGTTTACTACCGGGATTCTGTCTCCGATAGCTAGCAACACCTTTTGCGTTTAGACCCCCTGAAGGGTCTTTACCTTCCTTGCGCTGCCAAGCAGGGGATTTTACTCCTCCGCCCTTTTTATAATAAGTCCGCATACCAACACCTAGCTATAGAAGAAGGTTATCGCAGTAATGTTTGTAGCAGCAGACACGTACACGTCTGACACAAACCGCACCCCATCATCAGGAATGTTCACTGAGTGAGAATCAGAGGCCAAAAAATCTAAGTCGATTAGTGTGGCCCCGCCGTTCCCATCAGTTAGTGTCAACCGTCCTGCGCCCGCACTTGTCAAAGCCTGTATTTGACGGACACGTGCTGGCCCTACAGCTAGAGAACCTGTGCCTGTCACCCGTTTAGTTTGAACGTCAGAGGACATGGACTAACTCCTTATCCTGCAGATACAGTCAAAACGCCTGAGTTACTCCAAAGCTGCCCTGCGACAGATGGATCAGCGGTTGGTAGGTCTGTAAAGATTACAACACTGTTTGTACCATCGTGAGAAATAGAAATATCTTCTGTCACAGTACCCGTATTTGCAGCTTTTGTGATTGCTTTAAAACCGTTTTCTGAACGGACTGCACCATTAAAGGTCGAATTAGCCATATGAATCTCCTGTCTTGGCTAGTGTCAGCCACACCATGTGACTGTCAGGGATTGCCTACGTATAACACAATAAGAACAAGCTATCAACAAAAGAAAGGGCCGCACGAAGCGGCCCAGTTTATTTGAGGCAGACGGGCAGGGAAAACCCGCCTAACGAGCAGTTTACGCTCCGGGCGAACCAAAAATCCCGAGGGGATCAGAAACGCCGAAGCTGTAACGTTCCCGTGCCTTGTAGCGAGAATTACCTGTGTCGAAGTCTGCATCCATAGATGTAGCCATCGGTGCACGAGTAAAGTGCTTCAAGCCGTTAGGAACGTCTGTCATTAAGAACCATGCGTCAGTGTCTGTCAAGTAGTGGTTGACAGTATAGCCTTCAGGGATCGAACCATTATTGCGAAGCGCGTTAATGTCGTTATCGGCTGTACCAACACGTCCTTCAGTCTCAAGCAAACGAGTTGCAACAAACTGTAGGTTTGGCGGAATGACCAACTTGCGAGGTTTGGCTGCGATCAAGAGGCCACGCTCATCGGTCCACCCTGCGATCTGAATAACTGCCGCCTCAAGAGAGGTTTCGTTAAGGTCAGCCGCAACAGAAGGACGGTTTGAGTTAGTGCCACCTGACACAAGCGGGTGATCGGTAGCACAAAGTGTTTTACCGTCACCATAGGTTGTACCCGCAGCGAACGCATTGTTTAGGATCGCAGCAGCTTTAACCTGCTTGGTGTACGCCATAGCACGTGCGAGAGCTTTTGTGTAACGTGCAGACAATGAGTCATACAAGTTATCTTCGATAGCTTCCTCAGTGATAGAGAAGCCCATCGCAACAGTCTCGTGTGTATAGCGAGCAGTCCAAGTCTCTTGAGCAGAGTCATACTCAATTGCCGCACCTTCGTCTTTAACAGGTGCTGCTGAGAAGCCACTCAATTTGGTTTCTTCCTCGAATGAACGGTCAGAAGTCTCGCTTTCAAAGATTTCAGCGTGTTCTTCACCGTACTTTGCGTACTCCAATCCAAACAGCGCGTTTAGGCCGGGAAGGAGTTCTTTAAGTAACTGGGCGCGTGAAATAGCCATAGTACATCACTCCTTATACGCCAGTCGTGTTGTTATACTGGTGACCTGCGTTCCATTTAACGTAAGCCTCGGTATAACCACCCGAACTGTTTTTGGTTTCCTCAACCAGACCAATGATACGGAATGGAAGAGTGTTTGTAGTTGCAGACGTATCAGAGATAGCGCAACGAGAATTACCCGAAACGGAATCACCTGTATTGTCTACACCCGCGACGTTTGCACCGATGTCAGTGATTGCAAGATCACCAATCGTTGTGCCTGAAGATACAACCGCAGCCTTAAACAGAAGGTCGGTACCGTCTGCGACAAACGCTTGAATATCAGATGCAACAGTGCTTGCAGGATATGACTGACGCCAGACCTTGTAACCAAGGTTTGGATCTGTATATGTGCAGCCAAGGAAGACACCAACGGGTGTCATGGCAGCGTCAAACGTATCACGCTCAACGGTGCCTCCGGTAACTAGCTTTACAGCATCCCCATAAAAAATAGCCGTAGCATAACCACTTGCAATACTGAAGTGGCGTGTAACGCCTACAAAAGGAGAACCGCTCAACAATTTTACCGGAACCAGTCCATATGGACCATCAACAGCAGGATATGCCATTATATACTCCTAGAGTTAAGTTCCTGTTCCAAAAGTGACCTTAGAACGTCTATCGTTAAATAGAGGCATTCTAGGATCATTCTCCCGCATGAAGTTATTGTCTACGGACTGCATCTGGGATTTGGTCTGATTATTGTAATAATCACTCCGCTCTTCGACGAGTTCCTTTGGAGCTTTGCACAGCAACAACCCACCTATGACTACATTATCTTTAAACCGTTCATTCTCTACGGTTACCAGTGTAATCTCAGGGTGATCACTTGCCTTCACAGGCTCCCAACCTTCACGCAGTTTTGAGGATACGTTAGTAGCGTCAATTTGGCCTTGCGTACTAACTCTAACCCAATGATACTCATATCCCGGCTCTGGATTCGGAGAAGGGAGTGTCTCTGGACGCTGCCAGTGACGTTTACGAGTTTTCTTCTCGCGGGTTTCAAGTTCTCTATCTAGCCTATTCTCAGCCATTTTGTTTCCTCATATCTATTGCAACCTGTCTGGCGTATTGTTCTGGAGTTAAACCTAAACGTTTAGATAACGCTATTTGAGTCTGACTTAATTTTACCTTTTTAGGGGCTGTGCTCCGCGTTGCGGGTGCGACTACATTAGCGCTACGCCTTGGCGTAACTTCAGTTTGTTGATCAGCATCCTCGAAATTATCGGGGAAAACTTGCCGCATACGAGAATCTATTCTCTCGTAGTATTCATCTGACTGAGGACTTACGCCCTCCTTGATAAGTTTGGTATGCAGCCCCAACGCCAAACTTGTCATTTCGTCATCGACATTAAACCACGGATTTTGAGTTTTCCACTCTTCCGCACGTGGGTCATGCCCTGTTTGTGGGGCGGATTCTGTTCTTGAGGGTACAGGAACCTGTGTTTCCTGTAAAGCGGGTATTTTGAAGTTTGCTAACCTATCAGCCTTTATCTTAGCTGCTGTTAACTTCTCCTGTGCAGAAAGCACTGCATCAGGATCTCCAGACTCATATGCTGTCTTATACGCTTGTTTAGCAGCATCTGATTCCGCTTCAGCGTTTTTCTTGGCCTGTTCTACCAACGCTGTCTGATTTTTGGTTACGTCTCCCTTGAGCTTGTTGTTTTCCTCAACTAACTGCTTGGCAAACCGCTCTAACTCTTCGCGCTCACGGATAGCCCTTTCTTTCTCCCGCCGCTCGTCGTGATAGCCCTTGCTGAAGTGTTTGATCCGTTTTTGAACTTTTTCAGAATAATCTTCTAGTTCTTCTTCGGTAACATCTTCTGGGGGTTCAGAGGGCTTACGTCCTCTGTCGGCTTTTGGAGTGTCATCGACAACTTCAATTTCAAGAGAATCAGCTTCTTCAGCTTTTGCTCTAGCGGGCTTTTTGATTTCTTCAGCACTGGACGGCTCCACTTCTATCTCTGTGGACTCCTCTTCCTTCTCATCAGGAAACTCAAATTCAACCTTTTGGAATGGCATACTCTACTCCTATACTGTCATAATGCCGCGAGGATCAGGGATAACTGCCTCTACAGAATCATCGTTCATCAAACGAAACTCTTTGCCGTTTACTTTGAACCGTGTGCCTGTGTTCATACGGAACATCACGTAGTCCCCTACTTTACACCACGGACCCTCTGGAAAACGCTCTTTGTCAGAGTATGCGTCTGCTCCCATGTCAATAACTACGCCCATAATAGACATAATGTATTCACGATGCTTTTCAGTATCAGTCTTGAGTAGACTCGTGCCTTCATAATGATCATCAATATCAGGCAGTGCTACCAACAATCTGTACCCTACAGGCACGGGAAGTTGGGCTTCCCATTGCTCGTCAGCTAGTTTTGTGACGGTATTAGTCATTATCTTCTTCCATATAGTTACGCGAGAGGTCTTCAATGTAAGATTTGGTGGCTTCAAGACCCCGAATTAAGCCAACAACTTCCCTATAATTCGCATAATCTTTAGGCGATCCTGCGCGTAGGAAACTCTGTGCAGACGATATATCCTCGTCGATTCTATCCTTTAGCACGTCAAAGACGGTCTTTGCCATTAATTATTCTTCTCCTTCGATAGCTTAATAAGCTCTATGCCCTTTTTATCTGCGGCATCTTTCATAGCGCGGTCTATGTTTGCGCCTTTCTCTTCCGCCTCAATAGCCAACTCAGCGCGTTCGAGTTTAAGTCTTTCAGCTTCAATCATAGCTTTAGACATGTCTCTCGCAGTAGCTGTCTGGGCCTGCTGCTGGCGTATTTGAACATCTGCTTGATCTTTAGCGATCTTGCGCTGCACCTCCTGCTCTTTGATCTGCAGTTCTTTCTGTTGCATCTGGATGATCGGATCTTGCGCTTTTTGCTGGGCAGCTTGTTGTGCGGCCTGTTGCTGATGCTGCTGCGTAAGCTGACGACCTGCGTCTGCCACCAGTTTAGAAAGTTCGACCTCTATCTCTTCTGGCAACTCTTCATTCGGTCTAGGCAGCGCAACGCCCAGTTTCTCTTCTATCTGCGAGCGATACTGGAACCCAAGGTGCTCTGCTATGTGAGCCTGCATAGATGCACCGATCTGCTTGGCCTGTGGGTTTTGAGCAATCATCTGAGCAATCATAGGGTCTTGCAGGAACGACATATGCGTAGCGATATGTGCTTGGTGGTCCTGATACATAAACGCCTTCATAGGCTCGCCTGTAAGCGCGTCCATGTTCTCGCTGACTGGATCTTTCGGCTTGGCGTCCTCTTTTGTGGGTACCAATTTATCTGCGTTTTTGATCCCCAACACCTCGATCATCTGCCTGTGTAACTGCGGTAGATTGTATATTTGAGGTGCCTGTTGTGACATCTGCAGTACAGCCTGATACTGCACCACTCGTTGAGCCATTGTAGAACTGTTGGGGTCACTTACTGGTATGACATCCACAAGCATATAATCTGCTTGCTTGGCGCTAACCTCGCCTCTGTGCGGCTGGTACGCGTAGTCCATAGGCGCATACTCAGATATAATCCGCTTGAGCAGTTTAAACTCCTGCTTCATCGCGTAGTGTACACGCGCCTGAACAGCCGCCATAGGCTTCAGGGTACGCTCTAAGAGCGCCAGAGTGGTCCCAACGGGGGCGTTAGCTGACATGTCCGATATATTCATGTCACTAATAGCGCCTAGCCTACGTCCTTCCTGTGTTATCTTATCAAGTAGGGCGAGAAGGGTCTGGCTAGGTTCCTTGTACGGGAGAGGCATAATATTGTCACGGATGCTACCAGACGGCACGTCCACATCCTTAAACTCTCCCGGTTCTATCGGTGTATCGTCTCCCTTGATACGCAGCCCACGAGACTTTAAGCCACCGGGCAGATTAGCTAATGTACCAGCATCGACAAGCTGTCGTATCAAGGAAGTCCCTGCTTTGGCGTAACCGCCAATAATATGGATAAGACCAAGGCCGTAGAACCCAAACCCCGGCACATACACATAGTGCACGAAGTGCTGACGCTTCAACATCAACGGATCATCGGGAGCATAGTTTCTACGCACCGCTAAGACCTCACCAGAGCCGCGTTCTATAGTGACCACGTATGGCTTGGCTATATCGTCTTCGTCATCTACGCCTTCTATAACGAGGTCTGCGTGTACCTCATATATGGTGTAGCGATCATCATCTGTTAGAGAGAACCCACCTTCTTCAGCCTTACGCTTCTCTATATCCGAGTGGTATGGCTGTGGCTCTCCTACATCTACATCACTGTAAAACCCTACAGACTGTAACTTCTTTAACTCGTTTTTGGTCTTGCGCATTACATGTGTAACGCGTTCTGCGGTTTCTAGGTGGCTTGCTCCATAAGGAACAATAACATCCTCGGCGGGTATATACACAGCGACTTGCCGCCCAAGATTGGGGTCATAGTATACTTTTTTGAACGCGGAACCTGCCAAACCAAGGTTATACAGCATACGCTCGTGCTCAGAGCGATACTCCACCATATGCTCTGTTAGCTCATAGTTCATATCTGCTTTAACACGGAGAGCCGCTTCTTCCTTATCCTTAGTCTCATCACCAAGAATTTTAACTTTTACAGGGCCAGCGGCAGGGAAAGTCTCTGACATTGTTTCGGCTTGGAACCGTATCGCAGCCTCTGCAAGCACTGTAGAATACACCCCACAAGCACCTTCCCACGGCTCGGTGCGGTCCTCGTATTTAAACCCTAACACGTCAAGCCCTTTGACAAATGTATCTGCCCATTCTTTGCGACTATCAGTATCTGCGTCTATCATACCCATAAGATCAGAAGACAAAGAGTTAAGATCGCCCTCTGTCATAACTTCAGCTAAGTTGCCGTCAAATGGCACCATATCAATTTCGTTTCCGGGCATTATGGTGATCTCCATAGACCCGTCGTCCATTATAACCGCGTCAGGATTAACGATTTCGATCTCTACCTCGGAGAGTTCCTCGTCTTCCAAACCCTCTGGGGCTGTGTACACACTTTTCTCTATAGCCATGAACTAATCCTCAGTAGTAACCGCCTTTGCGTTGCCTAAAGTATCT